TGCATTGGCAATCTGCTCATTGATGGTCTCGATACGAGCATTGTAGCGCACAACCTCGTCATGGGCTGCATCTACTTCTGCCTTAACAGGCTCCATATCCGCTTCCAGTGCTTCGATTGACTCATCCACGATGATTCCGTTACTGAAGCGGTTAATAAGCTCTTTCTTGTCCTTGTCCTTGGCACTAAGGAATGAGACATATTTGTTTCTGCACAAGATGAAGTTGCTATAGATGTCATCCTTTGAAAGTCCTATTTCATTGAGAATAAACTTGTTGTAATCATTTACAGTAGGCTGGACGGTCTTGTCCTCTTCAATTTCATTGTCCTTGTCATCATACTTATGACATTCCACATACTGAGATTCCTTGCGGGAAATGCACCTTACGATTTCAAAGCGTGTTTTGTCATAATCGTTTTCAAGAACAACATAAACGCTGGCCTCATCAGCCTCGTCATTGATAAGCTCCTCAGTGGTCTTGATGTCTCTGAGGTAATCACCAGTCAACGCAAGCGAAATGGCCTCGATAAGTGCCGACTTACCGCTACCATTGTGACGCTGGTTGGTTCCGTCCAGATTCTCACCAAAGATAAGCGTAGCAACGCCCTGATGTATATTATACTTGAACTCCTTGAACGATACTATGTTCTTGGCTCCTATGCTGATAATCTTCCACATAATCAATTCAGTTTATCGAGATACTTCAGCCCAAGGTCAGGCTCAATCTCTTTGGTGTTACAAAATCTCTTATACTCCTTCTTGATACCCTGCTTGTCGAAACGCTGGTCCAGATCCGTTTCCTTGACCTCGGTAGCCTTCACCTTCTCAGTCTTGAGTTCAATCTTGTTGAAACCCATAGCGTGAAGCTTCTCCTTGTCAACAGTCTTGGCCTGTGCATCAGTGCAATTCAGCTTCAGACGTGTCTTGTAGCGTGGGTCATCGTCAAGCTGAAGGTCATCGTCATAGTCTGCCTCAATAGTACGGTAGCGAGTGTTTACCTCATTCTGGACGAACTCGTATGAGCCATCAGAATAAAGTATGGTATAGCCCTTCTCAATGTCTTCACCAAAATTGCATTGTCTTGACGAGCCGATATATTCAATATTGGTTTTCTTAATTCTAACTCGGTTATGGTAATGTCCGCAAAGAACGGCCTTAAAGCCTTCAAACCATTCCTGAGGACATTCCTTCTCAATTTCAAAGTCGCCTAATGCCCCATGAACACCCTCGTGAATATAAAGGATTGTATTTTCAAGGCCGTAACGAGTTCTCTTACACTCATCAATAGCTTTGTCAAGAACTTCTTTGAAACCGTCATTTTCAGGGAAATAGCTAATAACACACAATTGCACATCAGAATCCCAATTGATACGCTCATAGGTATCAACGACATAAACCCCGTCAATGGTGTCATACAAATGACAATAGCTTTCAGTTGACTTTGAGTTCGGCGCATCGTGATTGCCGTATGCTATTGTCACATTCAAATTTTCATGCCTGGCAGCACATACCAGCGCATTTTTCACCGCCAACAATACTGGCAGCGTCTGTGATGCACGGGCGGTAAACACATCACCGCCAATAACAATATCTTTGATTTTATGCTCTGCACAAACCTCCAGCGCTTCCTTCCAGTTCTTGCTAAATTCAAGAATGTTGTCTGAAGTGATGTGAAGGTCGTTAATAAGCAAGGCCAACGCTTCCTTCTTCATAATCCGTAATCTTTAAGTTGAACAAATAAAGCGAGGACATAGGGCTATCTACCACTATGCCCTCGCCGGCTACTACACTATCTAAAGATTTACGGATTATCTGCGTCTGCGCTCACGGCGAGCTGGACGTTCATCCTCGTCCTCAGGAGCATCTTCCTTTGCAGGCTTCTTCTCCTCAGGCTCTGGCTCCTCATCGTCTGAAGGACGTGGACGGCGGCGTGAACGAGTTTCCCTTTCCTCAGGCTCATCGTCCTTCTTATCCTCCTTCTCAGGCTCCTTGTCATCCTCATCGTCATCGGATGCACGGCGGCTACGAGAACGGCGCTCAGACTTCTCTTCCTTTTCAGGCTCTGACTCCTTATCGTCATCATCGTCCTTCTTGGAAGCGGGGTTCTTGGCCTTGTCTTCCATAGCGTCCTCGATGTCACGGATAAGGGCCTCGTTGTTCTTGGAACGAGTAAGACGGATGTCGAGGTCATTGTCCTCGATGAACTGGCGAATCTTCTCACGGAGTTCCTGATACTCGTCAGACTTCTCGCTGAGACCAGCATCGTCAATAGCGTCCAACTCAGCCCACAAGGAGTTGACGGTAATCTCATCCTTGCCACCGTCCTTGCCCTTGTCATCACCAGACTTGTTGATGTCGAAGTGCGACTTGTCCTCTGGGTCGAGTTCGCCCTTCAGCTTCTCGATTGCATCCAGGAAGTCCTGCTCCTTGCACACCTCCATGTCATGCTTCTCGTCATACTGCTTCAGGAACTCAACCTCAGCCTCAAGAGAGTAGCGGTTGAATGAGTAAATCTGCTCTGGGATGCGAGGTGCATCAAACAGCTTGTTCAGGTCCTCCTCGGTCAGGTCATCGGTGTAACGGTCAATCTCAATGGTGTACTCGGTACGGTTGCCATTGCCGGTCTTACGGATGATGTTGACGGGATAGGCGTTCTCAAAGCCGCACACGGGGCAGTCACGCTCTGGGTCTTTCTCACGCTCCTTAATCCAGAGACGCTGCTTTGCATCACGGATGTCACAATACTGTGCATGGCTGGCGTTCCAAATCAGCGGGCCACGGCGCTCACCCTTCTTGGTGAGGTCAAGAACGTACATAGCGTGGATGAATGACCACTTCAGGCCACCATTGTAACCACCTTTTGCCAGCAGCTCCATCAGGTCTGCATCGTCAGAATAGAGTTCACCTGCAATCTTGACATAGGTGTCAATGAGGTCGATGGACTTGCCAACACCCTTGTCAGTAGCACACACAACGGGAATACTGATGGACTTGGCCTTCTTCTCGTTCTTCTTCTTGGGCAGCTCAATCTTGAGGAACTGCTGGTGGACGGGGTACTCGAAGCCATGACGGTCCATAGGCAGAATATTGCCTTCAGAATCCAGATTCGGCACCAAGGGAAGAATACGCACGGAGAACTCACCGTCATTGCTCATACGGAACAACTCGGCACGCTTACTGAAGGATTCGGCCTTAATCTGGGCCTCTGCTTCCTCGAAAGTTTGTTTGGTTTGTTTGAGGATGTCGAAATAGTTAATCGCACCCTTCGTTTTCATTTCGTCGCTCATCTTTAGATAACTGTTTGCGACGAGAAAGGAAACTGCTCCACTTTACCTCCTGATTCAGGTAGGCTTGGCTGTGAAGTTCACGTTGTTCTGGAGTTTTCAATTCCTCCTGTCTTGGAACTTCAATGCCCCATTCCTTTAGGGCATACTCAACAATCTTCTCGATAACATTGTTGACATCACTTTGTTTCTCTGACTTCAATTCGAGGTATTCGTACTTCTCACCGTTGACTGTACACTTATGGATCGGCGCGAACTTGTCCTCGAAGAACTTGTAGAGTGCTGTTGTGCTCGGATGGTCTGGAAGCGCGTCAGAGAGATACTTCAGCACCACCGAAAACAGGTAAGAGAGATAGGGAAGGTTCTTGTTCTTCCCGTCATCCACAATGAGAAAAAGGTAGTTCTCATTATCTGGCAACTTTTGGCAGGCTTCTTTCAGCTCATCATCGAAGAGGTGGCCAGCAACCTTCTTCATTTTGCCTTTACCTTTAATCATGTCATCATATATCTGGAGTTAATTTGTTTGCTCCGAAAGCCCACCGCTGTAGGCAAAGTGAATAACTTAGTGTAGCGATTCTCACGAACTTGGGTGCAAAGATAAGTGATTTATCTCACAATAACAAATAATTTTGAAAATATTTTCGTTAAAGTACATCAAAAAATATTTAATTCGTTGGGGCGCAACGAGTTCAGCAAATTTTGACCTGTACACCTAAAATTCTGAGGTTCTTCGCACGAGCGTACATTACTTAAATACGGATGCGAAGAAAATTGTTAATAGTTCAAAATTTTGTGGGCAAATGTTTGGCGCAACGAAAAATTATTTCTACCTTTGCCAACGCTTAGATGAAATGTGGGGCATCAAAGGCAACGACATGAGTAATCGGGGTCTTACCCCACTTCAACATAGAATTATCATAGCCGCTTTGCTCCCCACACATCAGCAAGGCGGTTTGTTTTTGTTTCCCCTTAAAACAAAATGTTGAGTCGAGCCTTGGCCACGTTCATGCAAAGACTAACATACAAAATTGCTAAAAGGCTGCTGGGTGCCTCTTATGTCGAGATTACTCCGTAAGTGCCGGCGCGGTTGTCAGGTTAGTAAAGTGGCTTTGGTAGTTAAAAAGGTAGGGGTAATACCGATTTGGCCGTAACCATTTGCGCGTCCCACCTGATGCACGGGAGAGAGACTTAGTAACACCTCATCACTACCGAGACCAGTTAGGGGGACAGGCCAAGACTGGTGCCGACAGAGGTCAATGGTGTCTCATCAACATCATTACGTGGATAGGCAGGCCAGAGCAATGCGAAGCTCAAAATTCCACTCCGAACACCAACGCATTTTGGTGATAGGCTATCTAAATTTGTTCGACGGGCAAGGTAAAAATGATGAGCCTGAGACTGAACATAGACTTGTGACCTGAAGGATGCGGAAACGCTTCCTTTAGGACAGAGTTTGCAGTCAAGTTCTCTGGGCAAGGTTATTTTTTTTCTTTTTTGATACAGTTATTGTATAAATTGATGAAAGCAGTGTTGTAAATACTCTATACAACATGAGCGATAAAGAAAAATTGAAAGCCCTAAAAAAATTCCTGAAGGATCAAGGCATTTCTTATTGGAAAAACGTATCAACTAAATTCGGAGTTACTTTAGACTTGTCTTTAATGGTAAATGGCTGGCTAATTGCCGTTCATTTGAGTGACGATAACGACAATGAATTTTACAAAAAAATAGTTCATTGTTACAAGCCATTTTTCATCAGAGACGATGAAAGTGTTGAGTTTGTTATTGAAAAAATGACAAATCTAATTTCCGAATTGAACAACAAGCAATCATTCAAAGAACACCTGGAAGAAGTTGCTAAAAGGAAAGAGAGAAATCGCAAATATTACGAGGAGTGTTTGGAGAGACATCAAAAAAATATTGATAAAGCTATAAAGAAAACAAAAAATCGTAGACCTGAGACACCTCAGCCAAAACGCAAGCGTCAAAGAATTATTAGGGTTGAAAAAATTGAATGTAAGTAATATGGAAGAGAAAAAGAAACCCTATGACTTCGTTTCTCCAGAACTCATAGAAAAAGCAGAGGGGATAGTCAACCAAAATGCCAAGTATTGCAACCTGAAGAAGGAATATGAAAAGGCCCTTTCACAACGCAATTACATCAAGCAGATGCAGTTAAAGGTCGCAATGGATAAAGTCATGCAGGACGTGGTGACGAAACTCGTAGAAACTGAAATCGAGGAGCGTTCAAACACCGAAGAACTGCTCAAAATGCTGCCCTACGAAGAAGGGCTTAAATACCGCGAGATACTGAATGTGCTGTGTTTCTGCTATGATGCAATAGACTATGCGCTGACTGACGTAAACAAGCTGCTGAAAAGGAATGAGACCGGCTTCCATGTAGACAACATTCCTGAAGTGAAGAAATGCAGGGACAAGGTTGCTTCAGT